CAAGTCAGCGATCTGCTTATCAACTTCTGATTGCAATGTCTGAGAACGAACGCCAGCAGCCTTGACGGATTGCAGGAATTCCAACTCTTTTGGATAGTCACGAATGTCAAAGCTGTCAGGGTAAGATACTTCAACGTCTGGCGTTACTTCTTGCCATTTACAGAATAAAGCCCACAACTGTTCTTCAGCCAACTCAAGCAAATCAGCCTTTTCAGCCAATCGAGCGTTGAGCAACTGAAACTCAGTTTGCAAGGCAATACCAGAAGTCGTCACAGCCTCAGTGCCACGAATAGCTCCCATGTGTGCCATGCGGTTGATAGCGTTCACCTTGTCAGTGATAGATGCGCGAATGGCGTCTAGGTTGCTGCCGCTTGGTTGGATTTGGTAAGGCTTCAGATTTGGGTCAAGATCATCAGGCATATTGACCACAGAACCAGCGCCAGCACTTGCATCTGTTCCAGTGGTTTTCACCAAGGTTGGATGGTTGCTGATACGAATCAACTGCTCAATCTCTGAGTTTTCTTGGTAAATCGATTTCTGCATTGTTGCAATGTCAGTCAGGTCGCTGATACCAATGCCACGGACAACAGATCGCTGAGATGGGACAAACACGGCTGGAACCAAGCCCAATGGGTTAGGCATTTCCTCAATGACTTTGGCTTCTTTGTCGTTTTTAACGTGCCAAAGTTTGATGTTGTCTTTGAACCATTCGCGGATTGTCTGCTCTGTTTCGTTTGCGCTTTCCTTGATGATTGATTCACGCACCTTCAAGTAGACAAGCTCATAACGACCAGAAGGCATACGCTCCCACTTCCAATCCAGCACGTTTTCAGGCGTGAACAGATTGACGTAGGGGCGAATCTCTTGGGCTAGTTCTTCTGCGCGTGTGCCAGCGTTTGACTTTGGCTTGTCCAGAATCACCCAAACGTGACCATAAACAGACGCCCAAATCTGAGCCTCTTTCATGAACGCATTGAACGAACGACCTTCCATGTCTGCATCATCTAAGAAGTATTGCAGCAATGGGTTGCCATCAAGCGCATTAAAATTGCGGGTTGGCGGCATACGCCACAAATAGCTAGAGTAAATGTGAACGATGTTGCGGCAATGGTTATCCACTGGCGTCAATTCCAAGCGCCGCGCATATTCCTTGCTGTCCTCATTGATATATTTCGTGAGGTATTCGCCGTTTTTGTATTCCTCGCCGCCCATGTAAGAACGCAGGAAAAACTCCCAACGCACAACATTTTGGTTGTACTCTTGATGGGTGTATGTGATTTCATTGCTCATTTAAGACCACCTTGCAGGCTGCTCTGTAAATTCAATGCGTCTCTTGATTGGCATCTTACGCACAACAAAATAGCCAACACCATCATTCATGTGGTCAAAACCACTAGATTTGTCAGGCTCACCGTTCTTGTCGTAAGACTGCTGCTCAAGTCCCAACGCGATGTTAGGGCATTTTTCAGAGTTGACATAGTATAAACGCACGCCGTCATTATCACAAAGCGCCATATTTACGGCAGCAATCCTGTCTTTTACCCTACCGTTTGCCCTTGGAGCGTTGATCGTGAAGCCAGCGTTTCTAAGCAGAATCAGGTCACTTTGAGCCGCATTTGTCGTGCTTGTTGCCGCCCCACTTGCGTCAGGATAGACGATAACAGGGTTGTCAGGATAGCGATTCTTGATTGTCTTAATCACAGATGGTGTGTCTTGACCGCCAGCAATCTCATCCACAGCATAAGCCTTGCTGTCTCGCATCACATGGATTGCGGCTGACATATTGTTCACGTTGAAGTCCATGCCGATATGCAAGGTTTCGTGACCATTTGCCGTGATTTTGGTGTCGTTTAGCTTCCTGTCGTAGTTTAAGTATACAGAGCCAGAAGTTAAGTTTACAAACTCGCCCTCGATGTAGGCATTGAGCAGGTTGCTTGGGTAAGTTTCCCGAAGTGAATCAACATAGCCTTCAGGCAGATGCGGATTTGAATAAGTTGGCGCTTTGATTAGCTGATAGCTCTCAGTTGGGTTCTTATGCCATTTCTCGTAAACAAAGCGGAAACCTTCTGGAGTTGTGCCAACTGCCACGCTGTTTGGCGTTCCGTCTGGCTTCTTTTGACGGTTACGGGCAATGATCTTGTTCCAAACGTCATTGGCTTTGGCTGTTGGCAGCGTGTCCAGCTCGTCAACCATTGAGTCTCCCACCTCATAGCCGACGATTGCGTCTGGGTTCTCCATTGTCCTGAAGATGATCTGCTTGCCACCAACCCTTAGAACGTGCTCAGACCTATTGAGTTCATACGGAATCCCAAGGTCGTCAAATGCCGCCTGAAATCGAGGATAGGCAATAGTCCGAACCAGAGGATAGTTTGGCAGATAGTAGGCAACATCACCGCCATTGCTGAAGATAAGGCGCAGAGTTCTTAAAACTAGGGCGTGAGTCTTGCCAGCACCAAAGCCAGCCACCATTGCTGGAAACCTAGAGGTACTGTTTACTAGCTGAGATTGTGGGACTGTGGCTTTAGCCCTGATCTTCATCGGCTACGACTTCAAACGATGTGATCGTGTGAGTTGTGTCTACCATTTGTTTATCAGACTGCCCAAGCCATTGCTTGCCGAGCCAAATAAGCATTGAGGTGTTGCCTTCTTGAGCTGCTGCCCATTGCAGTCGTCTTAGGCTTTGTTTGCCTTCTGAGCTGTGTTTTTTATAGAAGTCCAAAAAATTGGAATATCCACGCTCTTTTAGTCGTGTGTCTAGCGTTGGTTCAGTTATGCCGAAAATACTACAAATCTCGTCTTGAGTGCAGCAAACTTCAACCATTCTGACCATTTTTGCGAAATCTTCGTCTGAGATTTCAATTCGTGGTCGCCCGACTTTGTTATCTGTCGTCATGATGTGTCCATTGTTAAAACAAAGTGACGACATTATACGAAAAAAGAAGGCAGCGCAAAACTGCCTTTAAGACCTAATCGCCATGAACAAACGAGTAGGCAACTGATTAGTCCTTGTCTTTCCAAGGTGTCAGATGCTTATGTTCCATCAGTCAGTTGGGTTTTGCGTCCAAACACTCCTAAGAATGGGATTTAAAAAGAAATCCGCCACCAACACGACTGAGGACTACGGAATTACGCATACAGCCTTGGAGCAACTATGCAACCGACCAAGATGTAATCCTCATGCGTGTTAGTTTTGGGCTTCCACCAAATCCCACCTCGTTTTTAAGTCTGCGTGTCCAAGACTATTGGTTACTTGTCCTGTGCGTCACCTCTAGGCTGTGTGCCTAACGACTTTCCTTTGACAGCTTTCACCAACGCGCCTATTTTAAGTCATTAGGCCACTTTCCGCTATCTTTTAGACGATTTACTGTCTTTTGATAAGCCTCATTCCACAGATCAATCCTTTGTTGCTTCGTCAGGTTTGAACCTTGGTCAATCTCATAGTGATGCTCAACACAAATTGCAGCTACAAACTCATCAGAAGATTTCAGGCTCTTAGCCTTGCCATGTTTGGCTTGGTTTGAGTGAGACGCCTGAGTTCTTCCCTCAACATAGCAAATCTGGCAAGGCAGTTCTGCCACGTTCTTTAGGTGTTGCTTGCTACGAAAGTAGTTGAACTTTGGAATCATCATTTTGATTGTTCCGTATCGCTTGGAAACAATCTTCCAACATTTTTATCAGCAATCCAAGAAAATGGCGCTGATCTGAAATTTGGTTCTCTTTTTTCCATGATAGACAAGGCAAATTCAAGACCGTTATACAAGCCTTGCATATAAGGGTCATAGTTCCAATTTCCATCAGTACCTTGAACATCAACCATGTGCCTTAAATTTTCTATTTCTGTCATGCAATAGCCTCTATGCGTCTCATCTTGTTGCCTTTGAACTCTTTTTCAATGTCTTCTAGCGCAAGCTCCAAAGTCCTGACAGGGCAGTTTTTAAGCTGTTCGTCATGAAGCTGGAGTATTGTTTCCACAATCTTCAGTTCTTCACCAGTCCAAAGAAAAGGCTTTCCGCTAACACCACGTTGCGCCATCGCAAAAATGGCATCTTGAGCTTCGCGAATCTCTGGAAGCCAATCCCTGCCAAGTTGACGCTTTGCTAAAGCCTCTGCCATATTGACGCAACTTATCAAATTGTCCACATGGTGCGTGTTTCCCCTGCCTTCTCTGATTTCATCAAAAGAAACGTGGTTTTTTAGCAACAACTTGGTTCCTGCATCTGGGACTTCCGCGACTTTTTTGAATCCTGAGATAACCCAAGTCAAAGTGTCCATGCGAACGCCTTTTGGCTTGTATTTTTTCCTTGGCTTGCTCATGCTTCACTTCTTGCTCGGATTTCCTTCGCTGTGGCTGTTAGCGCGTTGTATGTCATCGGCAAACCAGCCTTGCCATAATCTTCTGCCAACGCATCACACAACTTCGCGCACGCCTCACGCTCGGCTTTCAGTGCTTCCTCTATCCAAACTTGAGGGCTTGAATAAATCATGCGTTCACGCTCTTTAACTGCTACCAGTTTGGCAAAGCGAATGACTGAAGCTACGGTTTCGTCATTTTTGTCGTCAATCCAGATGCACTGGCATATCTCTGCGTCATTTGCCATCTCAATAACTTCTTCGGTTTTCATATCAGACCTTTCTTTCTTTTCCAATAATTTACTGTTGAAAGCGACAGCTTTTTTCGACCTTCTTCTGTTTTTGCCCAAGCATTGGCTGACATTTTTGCGATTGCTTCAGGCGATCTTTTTTTACCTTTGTGTGCTTCTGATATTTTTTTTCGATGCTCAAGAGACAATGGCTTACCTTTGTTGGCGAGTGATAGTGCCGCCCTGTGTTCTTCCGTCAATTTTCTGTTGCGTCCTAGCTGTGAAGCTGACATTTTTTGTCGTGTTTCATTTGACGGATTGGATACGCCTTCACCACCGTCTGTCATGTTTACAAGTTTGTAACCCATGTCCTTAAAACACCAAATCAAAAATTTTTCGTGGTCAAAGGCTTCTTGTTCCGTCTTCCATCCAGCAAGCCTTTCAACATTTAAACCATGCTTATTGACAGTATTGACCCAATGTTTGTTTCTCCCCTGTCGTACCGATTCCCTGCCTCTTTTACCTTTGCCTATGTAAAAAATTGTTAAGTCGTCTTTTTTAAAATGAGCATAGGTATAAAACTTGATTTCATCTTGTGTCATAACTTACTTCTCTCTTTGATCTTATTTGCTGCAACGTGCCAATAGTTGTGGCAATCCTTTGCGCCTTGGTGTGCTTCCATAAACATCACAAAAAGCTCATCTCGTTCTCTTTGTACTGCATCACAAACAAGTTTCATTACCCAAGGCGACACAGCTCTGTGTCCTGCAAGTTCTTTTATCTCTTTGTGTTTCATTCTTGCTCCTTTAATTCAACGCCATTGTTTGCAGCCCACGCATAAAGCCATTCAATGAATTGGCTTGCTTGGTCTGTATTGAAATGCCTTGTTTGAACACCAAGCTGCAAGATTCCAGAGCCATCAAGGTTTGGAATGATCTTCGCTGTTTTTAGCCCGATTTCACGGGCGAATTGGTCTACCAAAAGCCGCTTGAAATCTTCTGCTGACCACTTAGCTCCAAGGTGCTGCGCCTGTTTAGCAATCTGACCAATCAATTCGTGATAGAGCTTCTCTTGATCTCGCGTTTTGCTTTGTGCCTTGATCTCAAGCGTCAATTTCTTTCCACTTGCCAGTGCTTCTTTGACTTTAGGCCAAAGACCGTTCATCAAAGCAGATGCTTGCTCGTAGCTGTCAAGGTCGTACTTCATTCTTTGCCTCAAGTTCAATCAGCAAGTCAACGAAATGCTTGATCTTTTCCAAGTCCTTGATGCCGCCTTTATCTCGCCAGCGTGTCGCATATTTGATGATGCACCCCTCAATAAAAGGAATTTCGTTTAGATGGATGTAATAC